TTATGCCTGAAAAGACGACCTCTAAATCTGTTCCCGCTCCTGTTAAGAAAAAAGTAGGACGCCCGAGATCAACCAAAGCTCAACCTTTGACTAGACGTCAGGAACTGTTTGTAAAAGAACTGGTCTCTAAAGACGGACAAATAACTATGAGGGAAGCCGCTATTAATGCAGGCTACCCCGCCTCTTCTGCACATACCCGAGCTTATGAACTGACTAATCAGCACATGAGCCCCCACGTAGTCTTTGCTATCCAAGCCTATCGACAAGAACTCGACGAGAAGTTTGGGGTTACTTATCAAAGGCACCTGCGAGATTTACAAACCATTAGAGACATGGCTTTGACTAACGGCGCATACTCTGCCGCAGTTCAAGCCGAATACCGGCGAGGGCAAGCGCAAGGTGACATCTACGTCAGCAAAAGCGAAATAAGGCATGGCAGCATTGATTCCATGAGTAAGGATGAAGTGATGTTAGCTTTAAAGGAGATTAAACAAACTTATGCCCCGATCACTATCGACATTACTCCCGAAGGAGAGAGCAATTCCCAGAACCGCGACAAAGCGCGAGGCCGACTTGTGGCGGATGATGAAGACGGGGATAGCGAAGAGCCCGAGAATTTGGAAGACTACGAGGATTGAAACGTGGGCAATGCCCGGAATCCCTGATGTTTTAGCCTGCGATGACGCGGGCAGATTCCATTTCATAGAACTCAAAGCAACCAGTGGTAACGTGGTTGATCTTAGACCTCACCAAGTAGCGTGGTTAACAACGCATGGACTAGCCAGTGTTTGGGTATTGGTTCGCAAACTTGCTACTAAAACTCAGCCGCAAAAGATTTACCTTTACCATGGTCGAGACGCCATGGACTTAAAGATGGAAGGCTTAAAGGTTGATCCGCTTTATTATTCTGAAGGGGATTTTGACTGGAATCTAATTATGGACTTGATCTCTCCTAGATAATCGCATACTATCCCATAGAGTTAACTAACCTATGGGCAAATGATTATGACCGAAGACGAAATACTTAAATTAGTAAAAATTATCGACAGTGCAATGGTGTACCAACAAAAAACAGTTACGCACGGCAATCCCGACCTCGCTGTTGGCGGACTTGTTACCGTTGATTATGTTCACGTCTCTTTTCGGCAAAGCGATTGGGACTTTGTTAAAAGTAAAATAGGGGATATTGTATGACGTATGATGAAAGGCATGGCGGACCTCATGATAGAGGAACCGCAGATTTTTGGTACAACAGACCGTTTGACCCTCATTATTTTGTGGGCGGTAGCTTCCAGTCTGACCGTGTTGACCTCCCTAAAATGAATCCTGAAGAGATCACTGCTTATACAGTGGGCTATCGTAAGGCTGAAGCTGATGGTTCACAAAAGGATTGGGGTTAATATGTTTTTATTAGAATGGATATATAAACTATTGTTTGGCGAAGATGCCGCTAACGACATGCGGCCTTCCCCTAAACGTAGGAAGAAACGAAAGTAACTTTTGAAATAATTAGCTTGCAAGGTATGCAACTTTCTGCGATACTATAAGAGTGGCGCAATCAAGCGCCCAAACTACGGAGAATTATTATGTCTACATATCAAACAAATGCTTTTGCGCATGGTATCGGAAACTCGGCGGTTTCTTCCAATTGGTACAGCCGACCAGACGATCAGAAGTTTTTAACCCTCGACGACATGCTCGCCTATAAAAAGATAGACGCTCAACGCATGACATCTAGAACGGTTGATACCCATAAAATCCATATCATTGGTGATTATGACGAAGCCAACCCAAGCCGTGGCGACATCCGTGTCGAATACCGCGACGACAATATGCGAGAGCATAACAACACCCCAACCAACTGGTCGTTCGGGCAATTGTCCCAACTTGCCGGTGCGCCCTCCGGATATCTTCGACGCCTGCCTGCACCTATTGCGGCGGAATGTATCGAGTGGGGTTTGAAATATAACCGAGGTAAGGAACTGATTAAGGTATACGGCAACCAAACGGACGGCGGAGAACTTAGAGCCGCGACGGGTCCAGACTATGGCCGAATCTTTGATTGGGAAATCTTAGAACCCATTAAACAATTGGTTGATGCGAGCGGCGGACGTTGGAAAGTGCCGGGCATGATGACGGGAAGCCGTGACGGCATGGCCGTCTATGATCCTGAAATCCCCGTGTCTATGGATACAACTACTTTATTCGCAAGTGATCGCGACGTGTTTGTATTCTTGGTTGATGATCGCAACCCCATCGAAGTTGGAAAGCTTGCCAATGGTGAGCCTGATTTAATGTTCCGCGGGTTCTATGCTTGGAATTCTGAAACGGGCAGTAAGACGGCAGGCATTGCGGCGATGTATCTCCGCGGGGTTTGCATGAATAGAAACCTTTGGGGCGTCGAGAACTTCCACGAAATTAAGATTAGGCACACCAAGTTTGCGCCGGATCGTTTCGCGCAGGAAGCCAGACCGGCATTACAATCGTTTGCCAACGGTGCGACCTCTACATTTGTCGAGGGCGTGATGGCCGCGAAAGCTGCCAAGATTGCAAAAGATGACGACGACCGCTTAGACTTTTTAACCAAGCGGGCCGGATTGTCTGGACGTATGGCGAAAGCCGCAAACGCTCGACACCTTGCCGAAGAGGGCCGACCAGTCGAGACAGTCTGGGACGCCGCGCAGGCGATCACCGCAATTGCTCGGGATATTCCGCACCAAGATGCCCGCATAAAAGTCGAACGCAAAGCCGGTGCACTATTGGAAAAGGTGACCGCATGAGTATTTTAAACAAAGCGCAACGCAAAGCACTGCACCGCAAATGGGTGCAGAATGATCAGGGCCTGACCTATTTAGAATTCAGGCGCACCGTGTCGGCGGGGTTTGATTGCGTGATGGTCCGATGGTCCGGCATGTGGCTCGGGATAGAGCCCGACGGTTATACCCATAGCTAACCTTTAAACCTTACAAACTAGGCCCGCTTGACTGCGGGCTTTTTTATGCCTAAGATATACGCTTTATCGCATACATATATGAGGGCAATCATAATGCTAAAAACAGTCGAATACAGTAGAGCAACAAAAACCCGCGGTATCGCCGTGACCCATAGAGCAGGGGAGCGCGACATATACGGGACGTGTCCAACATCCTGCGAAATGAATTGTTCCGGCAAGGGCTCGCAAACAATAGACCCTGATTACTTCGCCGCATTACTGGACGCCGTGCCCCGTCGCGGGGTGTCTTTTACTTATACCCATTTTGCTTGGCATCTATGGGCGGACCGACCCGACAAAGATAGCACCGGCCAGACTGTCGTTAACTTTTCCGCTAAAACTTTATTAAGCGCCGCCGCGGCGTCGCGAGTAGTTCCGGCGGTCGTCGTTTTACCTGCTACCGAATGGATAAAGGGAAAGTATACAAGCGCCCCTTTATTGGGTGGCACTAATAACCGCGGCGACTTTATCCAGACCGACGCCGTGCGGGTGGTTCGATGCCCCGCAGAATATAAAGAAAACTTTTCTTGCGGCGATTGCGGAAGCGGTTCACCTTTATGCGCACGGGCGGACCGTGATTATATAATCGGATTTACTGCGCATGGTGCGAGCAAAAGAAAAGCGGCGGACCCTGAAACCTCGGGCGGATGTTATGCCGACGGCGGGCACGTTCGGTTGCACTGGGACGCCACCGCAAAGAGTAACCAAGACGACGAGACCGACGCCGACAAACTCCGACGCTTTGCAAAGGGTTTAAAATCCGGCTCTATTATCCGGCACCACGTGGCGGGCGATATTGGCTAGGGCTTTACTTTCTATTATATTATCTTATATACTCCTATACAGCGGCGGGCAAAGCCGCTAAAACTTAACTTTTACGGAGTAATATAAAATGCAAATGAATCTCAGAACGCCCGACCTTGTACTTGATAGAGTGCTAAACCCCACCCAGTCGCCAGACATTGGCAACGCTCGACCCTCCGACATTATAGAGGCTTGCGGGTTGATCCCCGACTTTTTCGCCGATGCTTGCCTAGCCATTACCTATGAAGGCGCGGGCGATACCCTCGACGACTTAGCCGGTGCAATGGATAACCTTTACGGGTGCGGTGGTTTTAACTCTTATCCATACGGCGGGAAGGTTGCCGACAATGGCACCTATATAAGCGAACACGACGACGACCCCGACATGGCCCCGCTTTGTCGCTTTGGATATGAAAGCCGCTTTTTCTGTTATGTATATGAGTACGGCATTACCACCATCAAAGACGCCAAGACCGGCGAAACTAAGACAGCGAGGTTTGACTGATGACTAATTTTATCGAACACAACTACCGCGACGGTGAAAGCTTTGTGTCTTGGTCCTTACTGGATGCGGGCGGGCAACCCGTCCCAGTCGGTGCGGTCCTGACTTCAGACCATCGCACCTTTAAAGCGTCCGGCGGTATGCCGCCAAAACACGAAGCGAGCACGGGCCGCATATACGGCGAATGGTTAGACACTGAGACCGGCGGGGAATACTTCCCGCACGTGTTCGAGTGTCGATGGTTGCGGGTCGATAAAGCGTTAGACCTTCCCGAACCGGTAGCAGTTGCGCCAGTGGTTGCCCCATTAGCACCCGCCGACGTGTTAGCCGGTGCACTGGGTGACATGGTGCGCGAGCTGTTAGCCGTTCACGTTCCCGCATTGGTTCAGTCCACCATTACCGAACTAGCGGAAGCCGGACACTTCCAAGACATGGCGAACAATGGCGACTTTAACGACGCAACCGACGAGGCAATCGACGCCAAGCTCGACGAGGGCGAATACATAAGCGCCCACAACTTCGACCTGTCGGACCACTTCGACATCGACGACTATAGCGACGAGATCCGCGAGGCGTCCAGTGTGGACCTTAAAAGCGATATTGAAAGCGTGATTAGTGACATGTTGCGCGATAATGCGTTGGTGATCCGCTTAGACCGTTAACCCTTCCCCCGTTACACTGGCCCGCCATCGTGCGGGCCTTTTTTTATCCCCAGACTTATCCCCCCCAGGATTGCAGGCAGCCTATCAGTATTTCCGCACCCTCTAGGCCTTACTGGTTACGTTTTAACCAACGTTGGCCCTTTATGAGTGTGGATAACTCCCCCGTCGTGTTAAACAGTTAAACAGCGCGGGCCGTGCCCCGCGTACCGTGTCCCAAACCTACAGGGCCGCGAATCGTGGGCCGCGATCCGTTGGCCGTGGGCCTTGGCCGGTGCCAGTTAACCGCGGGCCGGTGCACTTGGACCGCGAGCCCAGCCGGTGGAGGTTAACCCGTGGACCGTTGGCCGTGGACCGTTGGCCGCTGGCCGCATTTACTGCACCGCGGACCGCTGGCCGTGTCGCAGTTAGCCCGGACAATTACCGGATAAATTGCGCAGGGTCCCCCGCATATCGGGTCAGAATTCGACGACACAGCACCAGAAACCAGAAACCGCGGGCGATGGCCCGTGGCCAGTCAGAAGAGGGCTATAACCATGTTTCTCTCAAATATTCGTCAGTTATTTGTAATAGGCTTTAACTGTCTTATATAAGCGTGTAATATCGCATATAATTAATGTTGATCTTGCGTGAATGTTCCACGTGGAACATCATGGAACTGCGTGTCAAAAGTTACAGGGGCCCTTATGAAAAATCACGAAAATCCTGCGGTAGAGGAAAAAAAGTTAAAGCTTGAACTGCGTTTAGCGCAGCTAGAGAAAAATGAAATATGCCAAAAAGATTTTTTAAAATTTGTAAAAACTATGTGGCCTGAGTTCATTGCCGGGAGACATCATAAGATCATTGCGGATAAGCTCGAAAGAGTCGCGAACGGCGAGCTAAAGAGATTGATTATCAACATGGCACCGCGGCACACGAAGAGTGAGTTTGCGTCCTTCCTGTTTCCTGCGTGGATGATGGGCCGTAATCCGAAGATGAAGATCATTCAGGCGACACACACGACTGAGTTGGCAGTTAACTTTGGACGTAAGACAAAGAACCTTTTGGAGACGGACGAGTACAAAGAAGTTTTCACTGGGGTAAAGTTAGCGTCGGACAGTAAGGCCTCGGGCCGTTGGGATACGAGCGCGGGCGGTATGTATTATGCCGTGGGCGTCGGATCAAACTTAGCGGGCCGTGGTGGTGATTTAATTATTATTGATGATCCTCACTCGGAGCAGACAGCGATGTCGGCGGCAGGCTTTGACGATGCGTGGGACTGGTACACAGGTGGCCCTAGACAGCGTTTACAACCGGGCGGGTCAATAGTTATTGTTCAAACTAGATGGTCTGAGAAGGACATGACGGGGCAACTGCTTCGATCTATGGCAAAAGACCCTTTGGCGGATCAATGGGAGGTTGTGGAACTTCCTGCGATATTTGAGGACGGGACTCCGTGTTGGCCTGAGTATTGGAGTCTTGAAGATTTGACCGCGGTCCGCGCATCAATACCTCCGAGCAAGTGGAACGCTCAGTATCAGCAAAATCCTACGGGTGAAGAAAACGCTATCATTAAGCGTGAGTGGTGGCGTATATG